TGAGTGATTTAACATACCTAGATACATTTATACCTCCAAAACATGAAACTATAACCGTAAGCAAAGCCGCAAACACAGGTAAAAGTTCAACAGAATCCCCATGGTTTTGGCAACCATCATTTTGGTCATAAGTTCATAGGCATAATATAGACTCTTCAAAATACCCACAAGTCTAATAGATGCGCCTTTATTGGTTGTTAGGAGCAATAGTAATTCTAACATATTGCACATACTTTTCTATTAATTATTTTATGTTACCAACACCTCCTAATGAATTAGGTCCTGAGCAAATGCCTCTTTCTAAACTGCAAGTATTGGCATCGAATGTAGATTTAAAAAATGGCTGGATAAGTCAACCTGGATCTACTCTTATATTCTACATTTTACCTACAATTACAGACCGAACATCAGTAGTAGGTAACGAATATGCAACTATTCTGAATATAGGCTCGAAACAGTTGTTCAAGGTTTTGATTGCACCCGACGCGGGTCGTTCAGATATGTTGGCTCCCGCAATCCTAGAGGTGTATGTTAATGGGTCAACTGATCCCGAGAAGATTGATATAGCCAACGTGCAACTTCAGAAATGGAATTGCATAATGATCGTAAAACAGGGTCGCAATTTCAATATATATGTTAACGGGCAACTTTCTGTTTCTCACACATGTACGGCAATGCCTATTTATGATGACACCCAGGGGCTAAAGTCAGGTGATCCTAGGCTAGGGGGGACAATCGCACGCGTTAGTCTAGCACCATATGCAATGCAGGTTAATGATGTTCAAAATTATATTAGAGAAAATATGACAATTGACAATAAACCATATTTATCAAGTGAATTACCATCTTTGCCTACCATTTCGTTTAAAGATTTAAGGGACTATTTAATATGTCCGGGCGGAAATTGTTCTTCAGCGAAGGCGGCTGGTCCAATGTATGAATGGACGTCAAATTATGCTTAGAAATCGATATTAACTATTTAATTTATGCGTTTACTACGACAACACATAAATTAAATACAGTCTATTTTTTATATCTTATTGTATAAGAATAGAATTAGATGGATAGTGGCGCAGGTGGAATTGTATTCAAAGTTGCAGTCTTTGCTCTAATAGGTCTTGCTCTTTACTATTTTTACAAGTGGCTGAATGGCTCTGGTGAGTTAACTGATCAAATTATATACACGGATGTGTACTCTGGTTTACCTGGTAAGGCTCCCAAGCCTTCTGTTTTCACCTCAGTTAATACCAATATGCCAGAATTATATGAAGGTGGAGAATTCTCCGTCAGTACATGGATATATATCACCAACTGGGAGGTGAATAAAGGTTACAATAAGCCATTCTTGACCTTGAGTGGTGGCGGTGGTGCGGGTGGGTTCAAGACTCTCGTAATGTACTTGGGTCAGAATGTTCCTAAACTAGGTGTTCGTGTCAGCACTACTGCTACTAGCTTCACCACTACTGAGTTGGCTAAAATACGCCCATTAGATGGTACTAACCATGGTGTAAGTCCTTATACTGATGCTGGTGGTGATTTCAAGAAGTGCGATGTTGAAGAAGTTGATCTTCAACGCTGGGTGTGTATCAATGCAGTATTGAATGGACGCACACTTGACTTGTATATTGACGGTAAGATGACGCGTAGTTGTGTACTAGATAGCATGTTTAAGGTGGATGGTGATGCTCCTGAGATATTACTTGGAGGACCTTACGGATTTGGGGGGATAATCGGTCAGACACAGGCTGCAAATTTTGCCTATTCTCCGGATCAGGTTTACAAGATTTATCAGAATGGCCCACTTGATACTTCTATTTGGTCTAAGATTAAGGGCTACTTTGATCCTAGCCAGTATTCATTCTCTGTACAGCGTAATGGTCAGAATGTAGTATCTGGAAGTATGTAATAATTATTATATTCATTCATTTTACAAGGATAATACAGTATCTTTTGATACAGTATCATTTTTGCCTATAAAGCACATATTCTTCTCACTTTTTTCTAAATAGTGCAGATAGATAGTATCAATGGAAGGAACAATGCCAACTGGATCTGATACATTTACGCAGATTTTAACGGGAATTGCGCTGGTATTTCTGTTATACGTGGCCATGGGGACTTCAGAATTTTTTTATACTTCTTTTACCACCATGTGGAAAAATAAAGTGGAATTATTTCCTGATACTTATACTTCTGGTACTAAGATGTTTACGGCAATACAGAATCCAACAAATCCTAAGGCTAAGACCGTGTATTTTTCGGATAATCAGCGTTCCGGCATAGAATTCAGTTATTCAATGTTTATTAATATTAATAGTGCGACATTTGCAAATGGCAAAGCGAACTTATATCATATAATGCACAAGGGATACAGTCAATTGTACCCCTTATTCGGACCTGGTGTCTTCTGCTGGGGCAATAAGAACAGTCTGCGTGTCTATATGAATTGCTACGACACTTGGGATAATTGGACGGATATTGATAATATCCCAGTCGATAAATGGTTTCACTTAGTTGTATCTTGCAAGGGTAGCACTATATATATTTATTTGAATGGCAGTATGAAAAAGAAGATCAAGTTATCTAAGTCAACGCCACCTTATCAAAATTACGGAAATGTATATTTATTTAGCAATAGGAAGATCACCATTCAAAAGGCCAATACTGCATCTTTACTGACTGACTCTGATTTCGCAACTGGTAGTATTACTTCTCTGACGTTTGATGGAACTGCAAATGCGATGGCTAGTCGTGTATATTATTTCAGTTATGCGCTAACGTATAGTGAAATTCAAACCTTGATGAAGGATGGCCCATCTCCTATACTAACTGCTTCTAATGAAGTAACCATGTCACCATATTTAGCAGACACATGGTGGACAACTAATGGAACCTCCATCTCCTAAGGGAAAATATGCGGGTCTAAATGATATCTCATCTTGTTTCACATTAGCAAGAAGAGATACCATGGCAGGTGGTGGATTATATATTTTAGTTGCCTACGGCTCTCAGAATGTTATCCTCAGTGGAAATCCTGACTTTACATACTTCTATTCTATTCTTAAGAAATACAGCCATTTTGCATTTGAATCTGTTACGATACCATTGGAAGGCCCCAATGAATTATTCTTTAATCAGCCGATTCAATTAAAAGCGAAAATACAGCGCGTGGGCGATTTATTGACTGATCTGTATTTTACATTTACACTTCCTGATATTTATAGTAAATATACGAATATACCTGGTAGGTCTCAATTTGAATTTCAGTGGGTCCGTTACATAGGTGCACAGATTATTCAAGATGCCTCTTTTTTTGTAGGCGGCACCCTGGTTCAGCAGTTTGACAGCGATTATATAATTGCTACGGCAACGACGGATCAAGATGAGACTGAATTTAATAAATGGAGAACTCTTGTCGGTGATGTCCACGAAGTCTACGATCCGGCAAATGGATCATATTCTGGAATTGTTGGAACTGGCACACGTAGAACAAATGGCCTTTATCCGCACGTGTATCCTGATCCTACTGTCACTGGCCCTCAGAATAACTTTCCATCAATTCCTGGTCGCGATATAACATTACCTTTATCATTTTGGTTTACAAAGAATCCAAGTTTAGCACTTCCTCTAATTGCCTTGCAATATCATGAATGTATTATACAACTTACTCTAAGACCAATTCAAGATCTGTATACTATTCTTGATCCAGCAGGTTATAGAACTCGCCCTGAAACATCGATAGCATCTACAGTGGCTGATATTGAATCTGGTAATATATCTTATACTACGAATACGGAGGCTGGTATGTATATCCGTCAGTACTTGACTGATGCTGGATATACCCCTCCAACATTGAATACATGGCCTCTAAATCCTAGGCTACAGGCCACGCAGGTATTTTTAACTGATGATGAGCGTAAAACATTTGCTACAAAGCCATTGAATTATATTGTTAGACAGGTAACACAATATCCATTTTATGGTGTAAATTCTAGACAACTATTTGAATTATTTACGCATAATCCAGTGCCACGTTTAATTATCATACCTAGGCGCAGTGATTCAACGCAATATTTGAACCAGTGGACAAATTACACGAATTGGTGGTTGTACCCCATGGCACCATTCATTCCTACTGCATCAGCAATACCTTCTCAATTAGGATCATCAGGCCTGAATGGTGTAGGAATACAGGAGGATATCATTAGGCAAATGCGTGTATTGTGTGATGGTAACGAAATACAAGAGATCAAGCCATTGCAGTATTTTAATCAACTATCCTCTTGGAGATACGCGGATGGCGTATTTCCAGCAGGATTAGGGATCTATAGTTTTGCTCTAGATACATCAAATTGGACTAAGCCAAGTGGATCTTTGAACACGAGTCGAGTGAAGAAATTTCAGATGGATGTTGATATTTGGCCTCTAATGCCTAATTGCAAATATTTAATTAACCATTTGATATATGTGGAGAGTTTGAACTTCTTTGTTGTGGAAGGTGGTATGGGTGGAATGAAGTATGCGACGTAGTCAGAAACACTGAATTATCGTTTCTTCCTCGTGACGTTCTTAACCTTAGTAGGATCCATAAGCCTGATCTCAGGCATCTTAGATTTTCTGGTGGGATTCAGTTTAATCCAACCAGGGTATCTCTTCATCATC